CTTCTCAATTAGCGAAAACTTTAGCGTTGATGATACACGGGCTATTACCGCTCAATTTGCTGCTACCCTTGTAGAAAACGTTGATTTGGCAGATTTAAGCACCCAACAGTCTAATTTCCTACAATCTATCGTTGAAACCTTTACAATACTAGACTTGGCTTGTGTACTTGGATGGTTTAAAATCAACGATGACCAGACAGTTACATGGAATACAGCAAATAATAGTAATACCGTAACTTGGGCAGATATTGGTAATAGCCAAACAGTAACTTGGACAGCATTAAATAATAGCAATACCGCAACTTGGACAGATATTGGAGACGACCAAACCCCAAACTGGGCACCAATCGACACAAAGCAATGTTAATGAAAGACTAATATGGCATCTACTTATTCACCATCACTTCGGATTGAACTTATCGGGGACGGAGACCAATCTGGTATCTGGGGGCAAACCACTAACAATAACTTAGGGTCGTTAATAGAACAAGCTATATCGGGGGTTGTTACCATTACTATGGTTAACGCTACTTACACCCTGTCTAACTTTAACGGTGTAACGGATGAAGCTAGAAACCAAGTTTTAGTAGTTACTGGCACAAATACTGCAGTGCGCAACGTTGTTGCTCCGCTAGTTGAAAAAACTTATATTGTTAAAAATAGCACTACTGGTGGTTTTGGCATACAAATTATTGGCTCTAGTGGTTTGGGTGTAACTATCCCTAATGGCGTAACTGCGTCTGTTTATTGCGACGGCACCAACTTTTATTCTGCCGAAGTAAACACGGTAGGCAACCAAACAATCAATGGCAACCTTACTGTAACGGGCACTACCACCCTTACCGGCGCTACAACGATGTCTAGCGCTTTAACTTATGGCGGAGTGGCTTTATCTAACTCTGTAACAGGTACAGGTAGCATGGTATTGTCCGCTTCTCCAACTCTTACTGGCGCTCCATTAGCGCCCACTGCAACAGCCGGTACTAACACTACTCAGTTAGCTACAACTGCTTTTGTGCAAGCTGCTACAACGGCTTTAGGTTTAGGCACGATGGCTACCCAAAATGCCAATAACGTAGCTATTACTGGCGGGACTATTAATGGCACAACTCTTGGTGCTACTACAGCCGCAAGTGTTAGGGGTACTACTGGTACGTTTACAGGCGCTTTATCAGCGGCTTCCGCTTCTTTTACTGCAGCTCTTCCAGTTCTGTCAGGCGGAACGGGGGTAACAACTTCAACCGGCACGGGCAACGTTGTATTAAGCACAAGCCCAACTTTAGTAACTCCAATATTAGGAACGCCTACTTCTGGAACACTTACTAACTGCACTTTCCCAACACTAAACCAAAATACAACGGGTACTGCTGGCGGTTTAACGGGCACTCCAAATATTACTGTTGGTACAGTATCTGGCACAACAATTACGGCATCAACTCAATTTTCTGGTCCGGGCACAGGTTTAAGTGGAACTGCCACATCTCTTACTGCTGGCGCTGCTACCAATGCTACCAATGCTACCAATGTAGTATCAGGGGGAACGATTGCAAGTAACGTAACAGCAACAACACAAGCTGCAGGTACAAACAATACAACTGTAGCTACAACAGCTTTTGTACTAACTAACGGCGCTCCTACAGGTGGAATTATGATGTGGGGTACTGGTACTGCCCCTACTGGTTGGCTATTATGTGCTGGAGCTGCGGTTAGTCGGTCTACATATTCTGCTCTTTTTGCAATAATTGGTACAACCTTTGGTGTAGGAGATGGTTCAACTACATTTAATTTACCAAATTACACAAACCGTATGCCTTACGGCACTACTGTTGGAACCACAGGCGGTTCTGCAACCACAACCTTAATTACTGCTAATTTGCCGTCACATACCCACTCTATTACGGATCCGGGGCATGCTCACGTAGAGCAATATAACGGTGGAACTGCTGGTTCTGGTGGCGGTATGAGTAATAGCGGCGTTTCTCTAGGGGATACTGCAAGTTCAGCAAGCACAGCAACTGCAACAACAGGTATTACCGCAACTGATGCAACAGGTTCTGGCACTGCAGCAACAACAATTTCACCATACCTTGGTATTAACTTTATTATCAAGACTTAAGGAAAACTTATGTTTATTATTACTTGGATGTTTGACAAACTTGGCTATATGCCAAAAATTGATATGGAAGTCGGCAAAGTTAATATACAAACGGCATGGCCTTTCCCTGCTTCTAAGGAAGATAAAGATTTTTTTGGTGTGGATAGACCTGCTAAAAAGAAACCGACTGTAAAGAAAGCCACTACACGCAAACCAGCTGCAAAAAAGGCTAAATAATGTTTGGGATAGATGACATCGTATCGGTAGGAATGAAGCTAGTAGATAAGCTAATTCCTGACCCAGAGGCAAAAGCTAAAGCACAGCTGGACTTAGCTAAACTAGCACAAGAAGGCAAACTTGCGGACATCCAAGCAGATGTTGTAGAACAGCAAGAGCTTACAAAACGCCAACAAGCCGACATGCTTTCTGATTCATGGTTATCTAAAAACATTCGCCCAATGACTCTAATTGCAATTTTAACTGGGTATTTTACCTTTGCCATGATGAGTGCTTTTGATATAGATACTAATAAAGCTTATGTTGAACTTCTAGGTCAATGGGGCATGCTTATTATGAGTTTTTACTTTGGCGGGCGCACTCTTGAAAAAATTATTGATATGCGCACAAAGGCTAAAGAATGAAACAAGAATTGGGAAGTTGGGTAACTATGGCGGTCACAATTACTTTATGTATCGTAGTTGTCGGCATGGTAGGCGCAATGCTTATTGGTCTTTTTGACACCAATATAAACAACGACAAAATATTTGAGGCTATTACCCCCGCTTTCCAAACTATTATTGGCGGTTTTATTGGTTTAATTACGGGCATTAAATTAGGGCACGACGACAATGAGTCTAAGTAACGCACTTCAAGCTCTTGGCATTGACCCAAAATGGGAGGAGCCTTTGCTGGCTACTTTTAATAAGTATGAAATTAATACGCCTAAGCGTCAAGCAGCGTTTATCGGTCAGTGTGCTCATGAATCGGGTAATTTTACTCAGCTTGAAGAAAACCTTAACTACAGCACCCAGGCATTAATGCGTGTTTGGCCTAGTCGGTTTCCTGATTTAGAGACTGCTAAAAAGTATGCTTACCACCCAGAAATGATTGCTAATAAAGTTTATGCTGGACGCCTTGGGAATACCCAAGAAAATGATGGGTGGAACTTCCACGGTAGGGGTTTGATACAATTAACAGGACGTGAAAATTATGAGCGATGCGGATCTAGTTTGGGTGTGGATTTTATCGGTGATCCTGCTAGGTTACTTAATCCTAAATATGCGGCTCTAAGTGCAGGGTGGTTTTGGAACAAAAAAGGGTTAAATGAGCTTGCTGACCAACAAGAACACGGTATGCTAACTAAACGCATTAACGGCGGAACCCATGGTTTAGATGACAGACTGCAAAAAACAACTAAAGCCCTTGCAGCACTAGGATAACTTATGCCAATACAAAAACTAATTTTTAAGCCGGGTATAAACAAAGAAGGTACAAACTACACCAATGAAGGGGGTTGGTTTGACTGCGACAAGATTCGTTTTCGTTCTGGCAATGCTGAAAAAATAGGTGGTTGGACCCGTCTATCTAATGATTTCTACCAAGGCGTATGCCGAGCGCTTTGGAACTGGGGCACGTTAAATGGTTCCAATTTACTAGGTGTTGGCACTAACCTTAAATACTATATTGAGCAGGGCGGGGAATATAACGACGTAACCCCTCTTAGAGCTACTTATACTAGTATTACAAGCCCTAGCACTGACAACATGTTTTCTACGACAAGCGGCTCTAATCTTGTTACTGTAACGCTTGCTAGCTACGGCGGGATTAATAATGATTTCGTTACTATTTCTGGGGCTACTGCAGTTGGCGGTATTCCCGCCGCAGAATTAAATGCTGAACAGCAGATAACATACGTATCCACCACTCAATTTACGTTTACCACAACAACTTCTGCTACATCTACCGTGGCTGCTGGCGGTGGTACTGCTATTACTGCGGCATTTCAGATTAACACCGGTTTGGACGTTGAGATTGCGGGTACTGGATGGGGCGCAGGTACTTGGCCTTCTTATGTTGATACAACCCTTACTAACCCGTTTACAGCCGCTAGTGCTGGAGTTTCTGTTCTTACCGTTACTAAAACAGCGCACGGCTTAACAACGGGTGACTATGTGTATTTTTCTAGTATTTCTGCAGATGCTTGCGGTATAAACCGACTGGTATTACAAAAGGCGTTTCCAATAACTAGTACTGGGGCTAATACATTTACAATATCTACAGTTATAGGCTCTAATACCTATACAACAACTTCTACCGCAGCTTCTGGCGGCACTGTAATTATTAATACTCCGGTAGCTCCAGTTCGTGGTTGGGGCGCAGCGGCTACTATTGGTATTGGGCAGCAGTTACGCCTATGGACTAATGACAATTTTGGACAAGACTTAGTTCTTGCTCCTCGTGGCGGTGAAATTTATTACTGGATACCAGCAGGTCAAACATACCCAAGCGGCGCTGTAGGCGGGCTTGCAACTAGAGCGCAACTTTTATCTGCAGAGTCAACAGCGGCGGGATATTCAGGGCAATTTGTACCTAACAGCACAAATCAAATTATTGGCTCGGCAATTCAACGTTTTGTTATTGCTTTTGGTGCAAATCCTTACGACCCTACAGATGCTAATACTGCTTTTGATCCGCTGTTAGTGCGTTGGTCTGACCAAGAAAATCCTTACGAATGGGTGCCAGCTGCAACAAACCAATCCGGTGAATATCGTCTTAATATTGGTTCATTTATTGTTTGTGCTCGTTCAACCCGTCAGGAAATCTTGGTTTGGTCTGATGCGGCGCTTTACTCTATGCAGTACCTTGGACCTCCTTACATTTGGGGTTTCCAGTTGTTACAAGACAACATTTCTATTATGGGGCCTAATGCGTCTATCACGGTTAATAACGTAACCTATTGGATGGGTACGGATAAATTCTATCGCTATACTGGTCGTGTAGAAACTTTGCCGTGTTCATTGCGTCAATACGTTTACCAAGATATTAACCAAGACCAAAATTTCCAAGTATTTGCTGGGTCTATCGAAGGATATAACGAGATTTGGTGGTTCTACTGTTCTGCTGACAGTAATGTTATTGACCGCTATGTTATTTACGACTATTTAGATGATGTTTGGGCTTACGGAACTATGAGCCGCACTGCTTGGTTAGATTCTGGTTTACGTACATATCCAATGGGTGCCGACACTGTTAACTATAGAATTCTTTACCATGAAAACGGTAACGATGACGTATCAGGATTAACCCCAGTACCTATTACTGCATACATTCAATCGTCTGACTTTGACATTGGCGACGGGCATAATTTTGGGTTTGTGTGGCGCATACTACCAGACTTAACTTTTAACGGATCTAATGCAAACTTGCCAGAAGTAACGATGACCGTGCTTCCAAGGGTTAACTCAGGAACAGCTTATGGAGCGCCTAATAGCCCAAGAGTACCAAGTGCGCAAAACTATACAGCACAACGTACCTATGCAGTGCAACAATTTACTGGGCAGGTATACACCCGCATTAGAGGTAGGCAGATGGCATATAGGATTGAGTCTACTGGGTTAGGGGTTGCTTGGCAAATGGGCTATGCACGTATTGATATAAGACCAGACGGACGTAGATAATGGCATATAACGCTCCACTACGTGCGCCAAAAGCGCCTAACTTACCTAATGCTCCACGAGAAGGGTATAACACCAATTACTTTGACCAGTATTCCAACGTGCTTCGTCTGTACTTTAACCAGATAGATAACTTTACCCAAGCAGCCACTATTCCTCTTTATGGAACTACTGCAGAAAGACCTGTAAGTACTGTACAAGCGCCATTACCCATAGGGCAATATTATTACGACACTACTTTGGACAGACCTATTTGGTGGAACGGTACTGTATGGAAAAAAGCCGACGGAACAACTGTCTAGTATGATAAAATCAACCAATCTATCCCTTAAGGGGCACGTATGAGCCTACACCACATAGCAAAAAACTTAGAAAATAGAGGTCGGGGTAAAGACTCCGTCCTAGTGCATATGACCCCCCGTGAGGTTGGCGGTCTTCAAGCCTTAGCTAAAGCACATGGTGGTAGTTTAACTCGTAACCCAGAAACAGGATTATATGAAGCTGGTTTTCTAGAGCAGGTCTTGCCTATTGTGGCTATGGCGGCTGCTACTTACTTTACGGCGGGTGCAGCGGCACCTATGCTAATGAGTGCTGGTATGGGGGCTACCTCTGCTGGTATCCTTGCTGGTGCTGGTGCTGGCGCTCTTATTTCGGGTGGTAGCGCAGCTATTCAAGGCGGTGACGTGGGTAAAGCAGCTCTTATGGGCGGTGTGGCTGGTGGTATTGGTGGTGGACTTAGTAGCCTAGGCGGCGGAGAAACTGCAATTGCTGGAGGTACAGGTTCTGGTGGTGATTTTGGTATTAGTGCTGGCGCCGCTCCCGTTGACCCTAATCTTGCATTAAGTCAAGCTACTACAGTCGGAACTACTCCAATATCTCTTAACCCATCTACTGGTGCCCCTATTGACCCGTTGATGGGTGCTGGTACTCCTGGCGCTCCTGGGCCTGGCGCTCCTAGTGGGCCTCTTCCTAAAGTACCTGTTGGTGGCTACTCTGGTTTAACTGGACCTCAAGCTGTGCCTGGCCCTAATGTACCTACAAGTACTTTGACTCCAACGGCTAATTATGTTAATAGCGCATTACCTGGACAAAGCTTAACTACCCCTGGTATGCAACTTGAACCTAGCCTTACTGGTCCTGGAACACCCAATACTCCAATGAACGCTGGGGATAAAATCCTTAAGCAACAGGCAGATGCTGTAGCTGCAGCAAAAGCAGACCCTAATTCTAGCTGGTGGTCTAAACAAACCCCATTGGAAAAAGCTGGGTATACAACAGCGGGCGCAGGTATTTTAGCTGCTATGAATCCCCAACAAACAGGATTGCCTGTAGACGATACTTCTGATGATGGAGACTATTTAAAACGTATTTCTCCTAACTTCCGTGCTCAAGAACCAATTCGTCCAAACCCATATTATCGTGCTCAGTATCCAACCTATGCGGCTAAAGGTGGAGTTATGATGGGTGCTGGTGGTATTGCAGATTTAGGTAGTTATTCAGATGGCGGTCGTTTACTTAAAGGTCCCGGTGATGGTGTATCAGATAATATTCCTGCTACTATAGGTGGTCATCAACCTGCACGCCTTGCTGATGGTGAGTTTGTAGTACCCGCTCGCATTGTGTCCGAGTTAGGTAATGGCTCTACAGATGCAGGAGCTAAACGTCTTTATGCCATGATGGAACGAGTACAAGCTAAACGTAAGAAATCTATGGGAAAAGGTAAATTTGCAGTTAACTCTAAAGCAGCTAAGGACTTACCAGTATGAGCGGGGGTGGCGGAGGAATGTTAGGGGCGGCAATAAGTAAAGCAGGGGCAACAAATAACCAAGCTCAAAGCGGAATGCCGGCTTATGGGTATAAAACAGTTAGTCCAACCGCAAATCGTTACACTCCTACTTACGCTCCAATGCAACAATCTTCAATGCAACAATCTTCAATGCAACAATCTCCAATGCAACAAACTCCACAACAAAACCTACAGAATATGGGGTTAGAAGCGCTTTATCAAAGCATGGCTAGTCAGTTTGCTCCTATATCCCAACAACAAAATCCAATGGATCAGTTTTATCAAGGCCCTATGCAACAAGGACGGCAAATGCCTACATACCAAAGCCAAGCATTAAATTACAGACCAAATATGTCAGGAATTACTTCTAATTTAAATAGAGTGGCCCCAAGCGTAGTTTTACAACAGCGTCAAGCAGCTGAAGCAGAAGCAAAAAGACTTGCAGAAGAAGCTGCAAATGCTCCTCCTTCACCTACGTATACTTACGATCAGCCTGGAGGATAATTGAATTTAACTATTAAATCTGTAAGCGCTAATTATTTTCACCAGACTTGGCCTTTGGTAGAACATTTTTTAACAGATGCGTTAAAATGGGGTGAAGATGACTATACAGTTGAGCAAGCTAAAACTTATTTAGCTAGAGGTGATTGGTTACTTTTAGTTGCAGTAGACGAAGAAAATAAAATACATGGTGCAACAGCAGTTAATTTTAATAATATGCCTAACGATAGAGTTGCTTTTGTTGTTGCTATTGGTGGTAAGTTAATTAGTAGTAAAGATACATACGAGCAGTTTACTGCTTTGTTAAAAGGATATGGCGCTACCAAGATTCAAGGTGCCGCTAGAGAATCTATTGCACGTTTGTGGACTAGATATGGGTTTAAAGAACGCTACAGGATTGTAGAGGCTAAG